CTAAGATAATACTATACTCAAAATTTCTTGTACCTAATTTTGTGGGGTTTGGTAGTCTGTTAATCGTGTATTTTTCCCCAAAAATAACCGTATAATCCCCTATTCGTAAATCAATAGGGGACACGGTTTTTATTTTCAAGAACACTTCATTAACTCCTAATAATTCCTTCTTTTGCTCTGCCGTTTCTACTGAAATAATCGGGTCTATTGAGTTCAAAAGAAAAGATTGATTACCTCTAAAAATAACTATTTGCTCCATTGATTAATATTCCGTTAGTACTTAGGTTAGTTATTTCTTCAACAACTCCAGCGACAATTATATATTTCTCTCCATTTGTCGAATAAGTATGTGTAATTGTTTGAGCCGTTCCGTAAACGTTTTTGAACGAGCCGCCATCACCCCAATAAATGTTGACAGGTTTCGGGCTTGTAAGGGTGATTGAAACGGTAGTGTTGCCATCCGATCGAACAAAGTAAATTACTCGTTTTATCGGTTGCGGTTCGACTAGGTTTAACGTAAATTCCCCTACCATGTCACGGGAACGGAAGCGTTTTGCGACCGCTACGGCATCGTATTTATAGACCTCAAAAACAGACATAAACCCGTCTTTTAGGATAGACAATCTTTTTGTTCCTGCTCCGTAAAATTCGTCTAAAAAGCCCTTCATTTTTTCTTCAAACAATTCAAATGTTTGAGCGTGTAACCAACATTTCAAACTAATTGCACGGGCTTGATAACGTGGTGCAGTCAAATCTACTACCTCCCCGTGAACGTCTGCCCAATCAATTTTAAAGGGTTCTTTCATTTGTAAAGATGAATAAATCCCTTGTGATTCTGAAACTGTTACACCAAACGACTTAAATGTTTTATAGTTTATGCTATATTGTATATCCATATTTTGCGGTGGAGGGAATAACGAATCTACGTTTACACCCTCAAAAATTTGAAGTTCATCAATTAATGTTTCCCCATTTCCGTCGTGTTGAAAAATAAAACCTGTTGGCGTTCCCCATCCATTAGGAAATGTTTCATTTGCGACTAATTTACCGTTAACAAAGATACTTATTTTGTCGGATTCTTGAATCATCGTCAAGTAAAACCACTCGTTAAACGGATTACCTAAATCAAGATAAAGATAGTTTTCCGCTCCAACAAACTTGTAAATCAAAAAGATTGATTCAGCATTATTTGAATTTACACGCAACCAAGTTGCAAAAGTATAATCAGCACTAAAATCTATAATTGGCGTGCCGATTACCTCCGCAAATGAATCCTGCGTGGGCATAGATAAAGCATTTCCTTTCTTGCCTTTTTTGAACACGGAATTAGTTAATGTAAAATCGAAATCATTAACCAAATCGTGTGCGATTGTACCCTCCGATTCGTCGAAGGGTACATAACATATTCTTGTTGACATTTATAAACCTTTTGAGCGTAAAGAATCCCCACTATTTAATCGTTCCAATCTCACATCTATTGAGCGTAAATATGGCAAATAAAGTGAAATATCCTGGGCCATACGAGATAAATAACCGTTTGCGTCCCGTGTTAGTTGAACTTGAACAGCCGAATTAATACGTAAAGCGTTAAACTGACCTGCTAATAACCCAGCCGTTTCTTCACTCATCCCCTTAATTGCCCCTGCCATTGCAGTAGCGTTATCGTTAGACTTGCCGAAAACTGAGATACCGTATTTACTTGCTGCATCCTGTGCAGAGGTTAAGCCCTTATAAAATTCATTCCAAAGTCCATCAGCTTGAGCAAAAAACGCTCCGAAATCATCTATCCAGTTATTATCACCTCCGTTTACTACGTCCGAACTTGCAATCAATTGGGCTTGTAAATCGTCGAATGCTTTAGAGAAAACCTGATTAAAGATTAATTGACTCAAAATGTCTTCTAAAACAGACCCTACCGAATCCCCAAAGGCTTGTGCTGCACTTGTGCCTTCTTTGAACGCATTTACTAGATTGTCTCTTAGCTTATTGCCCAAATTACCTGCAAGTTCACTAATGATACCTTTAACAGCGTCACGGGCTTTTTCTAGTTGTGTAGTCCAATCTATTGCAGATTGAAGCATCTGTTTTGTAGCGTCATCAACCTGATTATCGGTAATTAGAGTTTGAGCCAATTCTTTGTTTAGGATTTTTTGCCCATTGGCTGCCGTTTTGACTAGGTTTGGGTATAGTTTTAAAAGGGATGCGTAAGTATCTTCTTTTACTTTTCCACCGAATAATCCTGCCAAACCACCAACTAAAGCCCCAACTGCTGCACCGATTGCTGTACCAATAACAGGAACTATTGAGCCAACTGTAGCACCGATTGCCGCCCCTGCCCCTGCACCTTTTCCGATATTTGCCCATGAAGTAGCGTCTTCCTGACCCACCTTTGCAAGCCCTTCATTTAACTTATCCAAAGCGTCCTTATATTCCTTTGAAGCATCATTGAACATTGCAAACGAATCCCTTAAACGTCCTTGAAAGTTCTTGACAAATACGTTTTCTTCCGAAGCAGAAACAAGCCCTAAGCGTTCATTAATTGCTAATTTATAATCCTGCTCAAACTGTAAGGCGTTTCTTCGATACTCATTTTCTGCTCGTTCCCGTTCTGCACTTGCCGAAATTAACATATTAGTCAACTGTAAAACCCCGTCAATCCCTGCTTGTGCTTTTTGTGAATCGGTTGCGGTTTTATCAAATCCTACCGATATACTTTTTGCCGAACTTGCCACGCCTTGCAAGGTTCTTCCGAAATCTCCAAAACCTCCGCTTAGCTGAGACAAAACACCCCCTAATTCACCCGCCAAACTTGCGAACTCCAAAGCTGTTTTTAAGGTGTCTTGCTGTAATTTGCCTTGTGTCTCACTAACTATTTTGAGCTGTGCCAAATACTCCTTCGACTGCTCACCGTATTTTAATTTTAGGTCATTTAGATACTTTGTTTCAAGTTCTAAACGCTTCTTCAATCCATCACGGTTTGATTCAATTAACGTACTTTGAAGGGCTTTGTACGAATCAAGATTTTTGATATTACTATCTTCAACCTCTTTCAATTCCGTTGCCCGTCCTTGTCTAATCAGTTCAATCGTTTTCAAGTATTCCATATTCTTTTTATCGGAATATTGACTATCAGCTGCCGACTTTAAATCATCGTACTTTTTATTGATGTTTAAAATCTGCTGTTCATAATTCTGAGAATTTTCAACAAAGGTTTTTAAATTCTCTTGGATTTTGGCTTGCGTTTGGTTTAATTCGATTGCTACTTCAACATTTTTCTGAATCCCTGCCGTAGTGGTATCACCCCTCAAAGAGTCTTGCAGCTCCTTTAACTTAACCAAATAATCAGCTAAATTCTTAGATTCCTGTTGTGCTTTAATTAGCCCCTCTTTGAAAATATCAATTCCCGATTTTGTGGAGGTTACCGTCTCGTATTCTACTGATAAGGAAACTAACGTCTTTTTACCTTTTTCCGATATAACACCCTGTTCAGATTGAATTTTAAGCATTTCAATTTGATTAGCCAAATAATCAGCATACGTTTTGCCGTTTTTTCTTAGCGTACTAAATTGAGCGTCTGCCGACTCCTTGGAAACAAACTGCACCCATTTTTCGTATAGGTCATATTGTTTTTTCTTTTCCTCCAATTCCTGTTCAAAGGTCTTAATTACAAAGCCCTTTCTTATTTCCTCCGCTTTTCTTTCCGCATCCTGTTTGATTGCATTGTTTTTCGTAATAATAGCAGGATTGGCGGTTGATTCCATTGCTATTTGTGCCTTTTGAATCACATTATCCCAATAGTTCAACGAGCCAAACGGTGCGGGTTCTTCTTCTTTTTTGGGCTTTGTGGCTGACTTAGGGTTAAGAATGGACTGTAATTTTTCAATCTTGTTAGCATATTCGATATACTGTTTACTACCTACTGCATACTTAGATTGAAGCGTTTCAAGATTCTTAATCTCATTTTTGTACCATTCTTGATTTTTGACTACTTGCGGAGGTTTTGCTGTTGGTGTTGCTTTCGGATCATTTGCTTTTGCTACCTCAATAACTCTTTTCTTTATTGTCTTCTGATATTCCTCCTCAATGGCTATTTGCTTTTTAAGGTTATCTTCGTACAGTCTTGTTCCGAGTGCGTTATCAATAATCGAAAGTCCGTAACTCATCGCAGAACCTTCACCAGCCTTTAACTTCTGCTTTCTCTTAATTGAGTCTTCCAAATCGGCTTCTATTTGCTTCATTTCTATTTGTCTAGTTTTTGAAGTAATATAGTCGTCAATAGCCTTTTTGGACTCTATTGTATTGAAATTTTCTAAGGTAATAGCTTTTAGCTGGTCTGGTGCAATTGCAATAAACTCTTTTAGCTTTTCATTTCGCGCTTGTCTTGATAGCGACTCACTGTTAATTTGTGCTTTTAGAATCTCAATTTTTGAAATCTCCCCAGCCATTGATTCACTAGCCTTTTTTGTTGCGTTAGATAATGTTTCTTGTGCCATAGATGCGGCGTTACTATTCTTAGAAAGCAAATAAATAGACGCTCCTAATCCAACTAATAAGGTAGTAGCTAAAACGTATGGATTGGCTAGCATTGTTAGGTTCAATGCTTTTTGTGCCGATTCCGCCATTAATAAAGCCCTGTACTGCAATAAAGTCGCTACCGTCCATCCAGAAGTCGTTGCGGTTGCTACTGCTTCAACTGTGGTTGTTAGTATTACTGCCGTTTTGTAAGCCCCATACGTTGCCACTAATACCATTAAAACGTCGGCAATAGTCTTATAATTCTGAGTTGCTAAGGTTGCAAACTTAATCGTATCTGAGATAAAACCTTCTTGATTTTTACCAATGTCGTTAAACATTTGGTCGATATTGTCCTTTAGGGTAGAAATTAAGCCAGTGATAGTTTTGCTTTGTTCCATCATTGAACCGCTAAACATCCCACCCGTAGAAGTCATATTCTTAAAGGCTTGTTCAACCTCTTTAAATCCAACTTTTCCAGCTTCTACAAACTTTTTAACCTCAGATTGATTAATCCCTAAAACGTTGGCAAGTTCTTTGTAAATAGGAATACCACGCCCTGCAAATTGCTGAATATCCTGTGAGTAAGCCCGTCCACTTGATTGTAACGTACCGTACAGATAAACAATATCATTCAAAGGTGCGGAAACTCCAGAAGCTACGTCTCCTAGCATTGTTAAGGTCTTAACGGCATTATCTGCACTCGTTCCGTAAGCTATTAACATCTTTGCACCCGTACCAATATCTTTTAATCCGTAAGGCGTTGTGCTTGCCAATTCGGCTATTTGAGCCATTAGAGCATTTGCCTTTTCCTTACTGCCTAGCATCACCTTAAATGCCGTCTCCATTTGCTGAAATTCGCCTCTAACGGTTATAATTTCATTAGCTAGGTTTTTTAAGGCATCGAATGTGAAATAGGCAGCGATTGATGTAGATAGCTTTTTGAACTGATCATCAACTTTCTGCGTCTCTTTGCCCGTATTATCTGTAAAGCCTTTTATGCGACGCTCCATGTCATCAAATTTTCGTTGAAAATCTGAATCGTTTATGATAGCATCAAATGATATTGCTCCGTTATTATTATTCATTAGCCTAAATTTCGTTTAAAAATTTCCTCTAAACTTCCACCCTGTTTCTGTTCGTCTTTCTTTTTTGCTGTTGCGTATCGTGGTGCATCAATCAGCATTCTTTGAAGTACCATCCACGGAACACCCCACATGATATACTCTAAACTCCAATGGTACGTAGTAACAATAGAATGTAACTGTCCGTAAGGGCTTTTTAGTCCTAGTTGTTTTCCTCCATCAGGTTCGGACTCATCGCTTTGTGAATTGCGTTCAATCTGATAGAGCTTGTAAAACCCTCTAAATCCATTAAAAAATGAATCGTAGTGGTTATTTTTTCGGTTTCCGAAGGGTTTAATCTCCACATCAAATAACGGCTTAGAATGCCCTTGAATAGCCTTATTTTTAGCCTGTTGTTTAGTATTGCAATAGCGATAATATTGCTTAATACTTGCGTGTGTTGCATCAACCTTTTAACCTCATTTAGCCCGTCTTCTTGCAACCTTTCCTGTGAAAATTCCATCTTTGAAAATTCGTAGGATAATTCTAAAAGCGTACCGTTAAAAAGTGGTCTAATGGTAAATACTCGTTCCTGCTTTCTAAGTAATCTACTGATAAAAGACTTTGTTTTTACCTTAATTTCAACGCCTTTACTAAGCATTAGTTTTAATTCTTCCTGCTCTTGCATAAGTTATATAAAAAAAGCCGAAACGGTTAATTTCGGCTTTAATTTTGAAGGTGAAAAGATTAAGCGATTGGGGTCATTGTGTAAGGTTTTGTACCTGATTTTTTCGGGTTCATTACCTTAACCATCACTTCAATATTCATTAGTTCCGATTTTGAAAGTTTACCCACAAACTTGGCGGTAATTTTTGCACGTGGAATTGTAAAGATAAAACCTTCTTTAGGTGTAACCTTTACGGACTTTTCGATATTGATTGTGAAAGAATCAGCAGAATAAACTTCTGATGCAACCGTACCACCTTTTAATTCAGCGATTGAGTCGGCATCAAAATTCATCAACTGAAACTTCATTGTTAACGCTCCTTTTGTGGTAATACTTAATTCGGGATCATCGTTTTCTTCCGAAAAGAAATCTGTTTCCGTAGGGTCGGCTTCTAAGATTTCAAAAGTGTCTTTGAACGTAAGTCCTAAAGCACTGAATGTAGTTGCTACACCGCCATCTGTTGCAATATCTCCAAACTCAACCGCATCGAGTCCGAACATTGATTTTTTTGCCATTTTATCCTAATGATTTAAAATTTATCCTAAAATTTATATAGTGCTGACTTATTGAAACCTCCTCGAATAATGAAGCCGATTCCTTGTAAATCGAATAATCTTGTGTCGTAACGTGTTCAAACAAGCTATTACCTAGCGTTTCTAGTTCGTTTAATCGTGCCGTATTGGGCAAAGATGCACCCGAAACCGTAATATTCGGAACATAGATATTTACGTTAAAAACACCCTCTTGAAAATTGCTATTACCCAAAACTATAGAGTTAATTACAATGTCCTCTTTTGCGGAGGTAGGGCGTTTTAGCTTGTAAATAGCCCCGTTTATTGCCGTTTTTAAAGGGCTTGCATTTATCTTAGCGTACAGGATATTAATAGCGTCGAACTGAGTTCTCATAATTTACGGTTTTTCAATTGGTCTGATAACTTTTGCAGGATTTTGGGAACTTCTGATTTGGCGTGCATTTCTGCGGAGGTCAAAACGTCGTAACCTTTTGATTCTACACTACTAGCATAGTTCATGCCAGCCACGACAATCAAAACATAATCACCTTCAATTTCGGAAGCCAATCTTGTAGCTAATTCAAGCCCTATTTCAGTTCCCTTTATCGTAGTTGTTTCTGTTCCTTTCACCTCCTCAAAACCTCCCTTTTTCAGCACCACACCATCCACAACAATCATGTAACCCGTAGAACTTCTTAACGCCCCTGTCCTATCAATATACGAACCTTTATCACGTGCTAAATTTGTACATTCCTCACCCAAGTATTCAAGCCTAGCAATAACCGTCTTTTCAAACAAATTGTGTGCTAACTCTAATTGATGCCTAACATCTTCCATTGTAAACGTTGCCCTTAAAGCCATATCCTAGAGTGTAATTGATCCTGTGAAAATCTTTTAACGTGACCCGATAAACGAACCACTCCGTTTTGGTATCTGATTTCAACCTTTGTTTCATTCTTTAGGATAGGGCAACTTTTTGGAGTGTAAACAATAGAATCGTATGGATAGTAAACGCTATCGACCAAAACGTTTTGACCTTTCGTATTAGCTTCGTCCCTGCACGTACAAGCCAATTCCCACGATTCAGAACCCTCTACAAAGTCCCCGTTTTCGTTTTGGGTAGCATCTTGTACACTTAGAATGTACAAATTGTATGGATATTGTTTTATCATTACCACATATATGATTTACTAACAACCTGATTAGACTTTGTTTTGTCGGGCTTACCTAGTTCGGCACAAACTAGCGAATAGTATTTTTTCAATCCCTCGATGTTTCTAGTAATCGAAAACCCTGCTTCTTGAATATCGGGTAAAGCAAACAATAAAGGAATAACTTCATATAATCCTAATCGTGCGGTTTGTTTCGTTTCTGGACTAAATGCCTGACCTCCGTCGATACCTTCACCGATCAGCGTTGCATCTATTAAAGCCGATTCGTCAAAACCGTACAATGTTGTTATAGATAATATGTATTCCTTTATTGTCATTTTGCTTTATTCGTTTTCGTTTTTCGGCTCGTCCTCGTCTTGTTCTTTTTCAGACGGATCTTCTATAACCTTAGATTCTACAACATCTACACTTACTAGCTTTCTTCCAACCAAAGAATCTAATTCATCTTGCTTCAATTCGGAAACATCATCACCAATTTCAAATATTTTTGAATGGTCTTTTGTTCTAAATCTTGAAAGTGCTATATAGAAGGATGTAGCTACTATATCCTTCTTGTTTGATGGTTTATTCTTAGCCATTACTTACGATTGAGCTGTTTTTGTGTCTAATGTATAGATACTATTCACACCCGAAATAACAGGAATTACACGGGCCTGTGAGGTTGTGAACTCTGCCAATGACGGACGGTTAACACGGTATTTTGAAACCAAAACATAGTCGTCTGCTTTTTGGTAAGCTACACCAGCTACGGGGCTTAATTCCTCCGCTAAACGTGACCAAACCAATGAGCCAATTTGTCCAGCAGGAGCAAGAACCACACGACCATCAGCCCAAGGCTTGACACTCGTTTGAGTTCCGTTTTTCTCGTAACGTACCGAGCGGTCAACAATCTGAACAGTTAAGCCAAAGCGGTCAAGCAAAACGCCCTGAGCCTGAGCCATAGACGGTGCAGGAATATTTCCACCTACGAAGTTTTGAGAGAATGCGAACATCTCTTTGAACTGAGTAGTCTTGACCATGTTATTAAAGGCTGTTTTGTCCATATAGACAACACCTAAAGTGACACCATCATTTGTTGCTTTTGTTACTACTGCCTCCATATCGTCGATAGGTTTTGCAGTTGCCGATGTTGCCCAAGTAACAGTAGGTAGCAATTGATTAGCAGTTTTGTAACCGTAATCAATTCTCACACCTGTACCCACGTTATCCGTATCAACTAACGCAACGCCTGTCGATAATCCTTGTAAGAAAATAGATTCGTTACGCTCATAAACACCCGAAATAACTTTTGGCGTGTCCTCGAAAATCATTGCAGCAATTTGTTGCTCTGTTCCGCCTGTTGCAATAAGCGTATAAAGGTTTGTAAGTTGTTGCTCGTTCAACTTCAATTCCATACCCATTTTTGGAATTTCTCCAGTGGCTTTTCCGATTGAATCCCTTTTTTTCAAAGGCAATTCGCTATCCATCGCCACAACGTCCGCCATTACGATAGACTTTGAAGACGATAAAGATTCCCATTTACCAGTTACCGAAAAATCTTTGCGAAGTAACTGCTTGTGTAAGTACGGTAAAGGTACGGTAGTATCATTTAGCTTTTCAACAATGCTAATGACAATCCCAGGGAAGTACTTATTAATTCTTTCAATAAATTGTGATGTTTCCATATTGCTATTTTACCTCCTTTCTTTTTTAGATTGTGTCGTTTGTGAAAATTACTTGCGGTAATGCCGTTTTAACTGCCGACAAAATCGAAGCGATTGTATAAGGTGACGCTACGGTATTAACTGTACCTCTTACCATAATTCCACAAAAAGGACGTGTTTTTAATACGGTTGCCACGTTAATTCCTGCGTAAGTGTGACCCGACGGTAAAGCGTCATAGGCTGTGCCAGAAATCGGCATAGGCTTATAATCACCCGTTGCCGTTTCCTTAATAATCACGTGACCAGCAGGAATTGTAGTAGGTGCAAAACCTGTTACGTTTAGCGTGCGACCTCCTTTAATGCTCTCAAAATTATTGACGATTACGATTGAATCGTTACCATCAATGAGCATTTGGCCTTCGTTATTTAATGATGCGTATGCCATAATCCTAAATAATGTTTGAAACTATGTTATCAATTTCCTCTTTTGTTGCCTTTGTTGCGTTAGTTGGCTGATTGCTTCCCGTAGGTCTTTGTCCTGCCAATCCCGAAACAGTTTGCGACTGCGTGAACTCTGTTACTGTTGTTTGTAAGTCCCCCAAATAAGCCGTAAATTCTTCATCATTTGCGAACTGCATCTTTTCAAATGCCTTTAAGTTCATCGTTTTAATCCCTTCTGGTGCATCTTTTAAAGATGCTTCTAAAAGTTCTTTTCTTGACTTACCTGTTACACCTGTTTTGAAAGAATCTAAATCAGATTTTAACCCTTGAACTAATTGTAGAATAGCATTAAGTTCTGGATTCTCTGATGGTTTTAGCATTCCTGGTTGTACTTCTGGTTTTGGTGTTTCTGGTTGTTTTGGGGGTCTAGCCTCTTGACGTACCCTATCGGCTTCTGATTGAGCCAATTTAGCAAAAGATTCTAATCCGCTAACAGCCGTTTCAATTTGTTCTTCTTCCGTCACCGTAGCTACTAGGATATTGGCGAAGCCCTCTAAAGTTTTTGCACTCAACCCCAAGTTTGCGTACTTGGTTTTGATTGCCAATAATATTTTGTCCTTCATTTTATAGATATTATCTATTTTGTTTATGAAACTATAAAGCAAATCTATCAATTATTTTACTTATTTGCTTAATTTCTAGCATATTTGTAAAAAAATATGAAATTTATTTTGTTTTTAAACTTAAAAGATGTTATAAAATGAAACATTTGTTAATAATTTTACTTTGTGTATTCGTACTCAATAAATCAAGCGGTGCGGATTTCTTTCAAGCGTATAATGTTACGCTCCAACACGAAGGCGGTGCGGTGTTTACGTCATTTCATTACGATAATGACGGAGGGGGGACAAAATATGGTATAACTCTAAAGACCTTAAAGGCAATAGCCAAAGCGGAGAAAGGGATTTATGATAATGATAACGACGGGAAAATTACAAAGAACGACCTTAGATTAATGTCGTTTGGTCAGGGAAAGGCAATCTATAAAAAATATTATTGGGATAAACTAAGCCTTGATTCTGTTCGCTCTCAACTACTTGCGTCAAATATATATGATTTTCATGTAAACGGGGGTATTAACGCAAAGTCAATTCAAAAGATTGTAGGTGTTAAGCAAGACGGCATTATTGGAGTCAAAACCTTAAATAGAATCAATTCAATAAACGAATGCCTGCTTACCAAAATAGTTATCAAAACCCGTGGTAATTGGCTATTCGTAATGATGAAAAAATACCGACCTCAAACGTATGTTAATTGCAAAAGAGGTTGGGCAAACAGAGTAAATACATTCGTAAAACAATTTAACAAAAACTGCAATGAAAAATTTCCTTTTTATCGTACTTAGTATTTTAATCTTTTCGGCTTGCACAAATGATAAGCCGACTTACACGTTGTCTATCGATCGTGTAGATAACACTACGATTGCCCGTCAAGATTCAATCATCAAATCAAAATCATTAGCTGATTCACTCAAATATGTGATTCAATTCCAAAATGGCGTAAGCGATACATCTCATACTTCTTTGACCGCTGCATACAAAACATCTCAGGAACTTGCTAACATGATTGACGACGAAGCCTACAAGTCAAGTCTTTATTTAGAGAAACTTCACGACAAAAATATGGAAATGAAGAACGCCATATCTAAGCTAGATGGGAAATTAAGAGAGTTAGATAAAATAGACTCAGAGGTGGCCAATTCAATTAAACACAGAAAACAGAATGCAGAAGGTAAAGGAGTTTATGCTCAATTTGTGGAATAACTACAGGGTGTTTATTTTTGCACCTTTTATCATTATTCTAATTCTTGTACTCAGGGGAATTATTAAGCGAAAAGAAGCTAAACCTCCTCAGCAAATTGTAATTGAAGTTCCTATAAAAATCTATTCAAATGAGAATCAAAAAGCAATTAAGCAACTTGATAGCGTTTATTTTATTAAGCGTGATTCTATCATTTCCCTATCAAACGACCGCAAACAATCCCTACTTGATAGCCTGTACAATCTATCAAGATAGCGTTTTGAATGCGATTAAGGTAGTTTTGCCGTCTGGTTATTACGTATTAAACGAAAATGGATTTTTGAAAGTTACTGAAGAAAGGTTGAATCTTAATCGGTGTAAGATGAATCTGAGTTTGGCAGAAAATGAACTATTTGAGATTAAAGGAAAATTAGGGTCTTGTAGTTATGATAAGGTTGGATTGATTAATACAAATAATGTGCTAGTTGCGGAGGTTGAAAGGAAGGATAGGTCAATCTTTTGGTTACGGGTTCAAAAATATGGCTTACTTGGGTTTAGTGGTTATTTACTTTTAAGGGTGTTGTTTTAGACAAAAAAGATATGAAAGTTTTAGAATCAAAAAAGGTAGAAGGGTTAATGTTATTCTGGTGTCCAGGTTGTAAGGGCTTACACCAAGTGCCAACAAAGCATACTCACTCTCAAAATTGGGGATTTAATGGAAGCTTAGACGCTCCAACTTTTACGCCAAGTATTTTAACCCAAAATGCACCAAATGGAATTTGGCAAACTGCTTGCCATAGTTTTGTGAATGATGGCAAAATTCAATTTCTATCTGACTGCCCTCATGAACTATCAGGGCAAACAGTTGAGTTGGATGAAATAGACAAAGAAAGTAGATTTTACTTCAATTGGGAGAGAGGTAATTATTAAGCATAAAAAAGCCTGTTAGTTTTTAGCTAACAGGCTTTTTTTGTTACGATAATTTATCCTCCGAAAACTCTTCAAAAACTATTTTGGCTTTTGTTTTAAACATTTTGCCATTCTTAAAATAAGCCTTCCAAATGTCGCCAACCTCTTCTCCTTCTCCATTAATAATAAAAACTATGGTTGGGTATTTCTTGGAATAATCCTTCATGTCGTCTTCGCAATCGTACCACTTTGTACTATCTTCAAAAATAGCACACCCGTTTGTGTATTCTTGTATTTCTTGTTCAAAATCTACATCTAAATCATTTTCTGATATGATAGATAGTTTGTGTGTTGTGTAATATCCCATTTCAATTGTTGTTAAAAGTTAAACATAATTAATCAAAATCGTGACGTTCATCTAATTCGTGGTCACTATCAAAATCTACGTAATCAACCAGTAAATACGATAACGCCACACTTAAAAACCCAATACAGAACCCTCTGATTTCCAAGTCTGAAATAGTTGATATTGCAAATAACACGGTAGCTAACAAAGCCCCGACAGCTAAAATTATTAGTGCTTTCATTTTAAGATTGATTTAAGATTGTTGTAATGATTTATCATAATTTCACTAGGATTATCGACAATCTCACCGTTAAGAACATGGTCTAACTCAAAATCCTTAACAAATTCATGGCAAGCCTTAAGCAAATTAACTCTTGAAATTGGCTTGAATTCAGTCATTTTAACATCCTTGAATTTATCAATAATATCCTTTTCGGTTTTGGCTTTTTGGATGTCAGCCAAACCAACCTTACTAATATCTAGTATCTCACTTTCTAAAACCTTAGCAGCTTCATTATAAATTACCCAATCGGGATTCAGATTACCCGTGTACATTGGGATAACTACCCTTGAAGATACTACTGAAAATAAAGATATTCTTAATATCAAAATTTCGTCTGCTAGTGGAAACAAAGACTTTGCATTCGTCTTAGCATTGTTTACCACCCAATTAATGCTAACCCTTTGGCACATCGTCCCCTCCTTTCTTCTTAATAGACTTCTTAATCCACCTACCTAAAAACATCAGATAAATACAAAATATTGGCAGTGCTGTGAAAAACAAGCAAGCGTATGCGAGTATGTGTTCTGGCTTATACATATTTCTTAACGAATTTAATTTTATCAATTGGAGTTCCTTCAAACGTATTGATAATCCTTTTCATTTTGGTTTCAAGTACTACTTCGTTTGGGGCGTATTCAAAATGAGTGTGCATTTCTGTTTTTACCTCACCCGAATAGTCAAAAGCTATTATTCTAAATTCGGACTTTGTGTAATTACAAACCACCATTTCATAATAAACGACCCCTAAAAACCGTTCATTAAACCATCTTACAAACTTCTTAACCACGGCCTAACCCCTCCTTGATTTTAGATTCTTGGTTTCTCAGGTCTTGAACCTTTTTGGATAAATCCTTGTCCTCTGGATTTTTGAGCGACTGGACAGCAAAAAAGTGCTTGTTGTGCTGCACTTTTGCGAGTTCTTGCTTTAGTTGTATTTCTGATTTTTGCATTTTAGTGTTTATTTAAAAGCTGAACATTCATTTAAAAAAATACGGCTATCTAAAATTAAATAACCGTATAAACTTAAACCCTTACTTATTATTTTGTGGAATCGGTATGAATCGAACATACTACCTTTAGATTTTCAGTCTAACGCTCTACCAAATGAGCTACGAATCCATTTTTAAAATATAGGAGGAAATTAAAAACCTCCTCCTATCCGTCTATTAACCCATTATAAACAAACTATGAAAATTGAGTCCAAAAACGGAATCGAACCGTTATTTAAATATGCCTCAATACTTTTTACGGTATTGTATTTTGCTTTACCATTAAACTATTTGGACAAATAAAACAAAAGAATACGTTATAAACGAAACCGTACAACCTTTGGACTTATACAGATATTCTTTTGTGTAATACAATAATTAATATGTTTTGCGGATAGTAAAGGACTCGAACCTTTGATAAGACCCCCATTAATGTTGCCTCGTTTTACCACTAAACTAACTATCCAATTTTCTACCTTCTAAACCCTTTAGGAAAACTCCAGTAGTAAGTTTTTTTAGCGTTGCATATCAGAAACAAACGCCTTTATCTTGCTTATCCTTTCCGTTTAATCGGCTCAATCCAAGTTCTAAACCCGATTGCTTTTATAATCCTTACATAGCCTTAAATGTTTAAAATGTGAATAATCTAGTTAGGCGAATTAGTTATCTTACGTTTGCAAAGCTACAAGCCTAAATGTTAATATCAAAACAAAATGTTAAAAACTTTTGAAAATAAATTAAACTGAAAAATATTATAACTTTTTGTTGAAATTAGTTTGAATTGTTGAAATTAGTTCGTACCTTTGAAATACCAAATAACAACGGTGTTAGGCGGTTAAATGATAAACAAGATGACTAAGCAAGAATTCAAATCAACAGTAAGAATTTACAAATCACACCCTTTGGCAAAAGGGTTAATATCTATAACCTACGCATCGGTTTTGGGTAAAAATACCGTATCCACAGAAAGGACTGTTGTTGTGGAAAAAATAGGAGGTGCTCTAACTTCTTTGTATAACGATATTTGTTGCTAGTGCAAACCCCACCCCCAAACAAAAAACCCTAGTCTCAAAAAGGCTAGGGTTTTTTTATGTTCAACTTTCTAAATCTAAATAACAATCAAAATGGTATGCAAAGATAACGATTAAATCCAAAATCTGTATATTTGTTTCAAAAAGTTGATATAATGGAATACAGAAAATTAAGTGAGCTGCATAAGCTAGAGAATAATCCTAGAACGATTAAGGATATTGACATGGCAAAGTTAATGCAGTCAATACGGGATAATCCAGATTTTTTTGAAGCTAGACCATTGATTTTATCGAACCGTACGGGAAAATTAGTAGTATTGGGCGGAAATCAGCGTTATGAAGCAAGTAAGGCGTTGGGATTAACCGAAGTACCAACACACTTAATTGAAGGACTTACCGAACAAAAAGAGCGTGAAATTATTATCCGTGATAATGTAAGTAACGGTGAATGGGACTGGGATTTATTGGCTAACGATTGGGATTCTGTTTTGCTTGATCAGTGGGGCGTTAATGTTTGGATAGATGATGTTAGCGACATGATCGAACAACCAGAACCAGGACCCGAAAAATTAAAGAAATTGGTTTTTAATTTGAGTGAGTCGGATTATGAAAAGGCTAAACAGGTACTTCAAAGGTTAAATTCAGACCTAGATACGGCTTTTATTCAATTAATTAACAAATCATAAAACTTAAATACGTAAAAATATGCACGTTAGCGTAAAAAGAAATAAACTCAAAGAAGCAAGACTTGAAGTAGTCGGGCAACTCTACAAAAGAGGGTATTCTTATGCGGAAATAGCAAGGGAAGCAACTAGCAGATTAAATCCAGAAAGACCGTATTCTAAGCAAACTATTTTTTTAGATTGTCAATTGCTTCTAAAGCAATGGAAAGAAGAAAGAGTCCAAAATGTTGACGACGCAATACAAAAAGAACTAGCTATCATTGACGATATAATCAAACAGCTTTGGATAGCTTGGGATAAATCGGTACTTGATCAAGAATTGAGGTCAAGCAAAAAGAAAGGCGAAATATCAAAGGGCGATTCATCTAAGATAACAACAAAGGAAATTGAGGAGGCGGTAAAATCCGAAATCAACTATGGAGACGTTAGGTATATATCCGAAATTAGGGCTAACTTAATCGAGCGTAGAAAGTTATTAGGCTTATACAGCCCTGAGAAAAAAGAGCTAACAGGCTCTAACGGTGGTGCAATCCAAACCGAAAACAAAACAACGATTATCGAATACTCAAAATTGAGCGACAATACATTACAGGAATTAATTAATGCAAGCACCAAGACTACCTAATATCGACATAGACAAAGTAAAAGCGGAGTATTGTAAAAGGCATCTCTGGTTTTTTGCTATGGAGTTTTGGGACGTTATCATTGCCGACAAGCTGGAATGGAACTGGCACATGAAGGTTTTGTGTGATGAGGTGCAAGATGTTTCGGGAAAAGCGTTAAAAGGTGAAGTAAAAAAGAATGACCTAATTATCAACGTTCCCCCTGGCACTTCAAAGACGACATTGGTTTCAATTATGGCGACGGCTTGGGAATTTGCCTGTAAGCCTTCTGTTCGTACTGCCGTTGGTTCGTATTCTGACGATGCTATCAAAGACATTGCCGATAAGATTAGAGTATTAGTGCATTGCGAAAAGTTTAAAAAATACTTTCCTGACGTTTCAATAAGAAAAGGGCAAGACACAAAGCACGCATTCAAAACAACGGCAAACGGTGCTTTTTATGCTTTTACGGTTGGCGGTACGTTAACTTCAAAGCACTTTGATATATTAAAAGTCGATGATCCATTGAATCCGAAAATGGCTGCGTCTGAATCAGGACTAGAAACGGCTAATCATTTTTTTAAAAGCACCTTGCCGACCCGTAAAACAAACAAGGCGGTTACTCCTACTATTTTGATTATGCAACGACTTAATGAGAATGACCCGACGGGCTTTCTATTAAGTCGAAAAAAGGAGAAATTACGACACGTTTGTTTACCTGCGGAATTGTCGGAATTAACTACCGAACAGTACAAAGAATTCTATGTTGATGGACTGTTAGACACAAACAGGCTCAATCTTGAAGTACTCGAAGAAATGAAGGTCGATTTGGGTAGCCGTGGTTATTCCAATCAGTTCAGCCAAAGTCCTACTGCCGAAGGTGGTAATATTATTAAAAAAGGATGGATGAAAAAAATATCTAAGTATGATTTTATGATGCTTAGAGGAAAAAGACCGTTTGATTTTTTTGCCGATACTGCCTATACTGAGGAATTAGATAATGACCCGACAGGTATAGGTTCTTTTTGCGAAATTAACAATAACCTGTACATTTACAATGTTGAAAAAGTTAGAATGGCAATGCCTGCATTAGTCAAGTTTATTCCTTCGTTTGCCTTATCTAATTATTACACACCTGAAAGCACGATTAACATTGAACCAAAAGCAAGCGGTATTAGTGCGGTGCAAACGATAAAATACGAAACTGGCTTAAACGTACAGGCTTATCCAAGTTCAAACAGTCCAGAATCTGAAAGGGAATTAATTAAACAAAGTAAACAAGCAAGATTAGAAAGCAAAGCGGCAATTATTGAATCTGGCAGGGTGTTTTTAGTAGAAGGGGCTTGGAATGATGATTTCGAGGAGGAGGTTTGCGGATTCCCTAACAAGAAACATGACGAGTACGTGGATATTCTGGTCTATGCCATTGCCAAAAAGTTAAAATACAAAACGGTTATTCCTAACGATAAACTTAAACAAGCATTTTTTTAAAGATGACATTAGAAGAAATTACGGGTCAAACCGATTATATCAAACAACTCGATTGGATTAAAAACAACCGTGTCGGCTCATTGCCTGACGTTGCTACAATTAACAAGCAATTAGACATTACTCAGCATGATGTTTCGGACAAAAGCATTAGGCAAGACAAGATAGTAAACGGTGAAGTTGTAAAGGTGGGGAGAGTACCTATTCCCTTTCAAGAACGAATCATAAAAAATGCCGTTGCTTTTGCTTTTGGAAATCCTGTTTTGTGGTCTGAATCTCAAAAAGAAACGACTGATACAAAAATTGAAGCCTTTAAGTCCGCGCTTGATTTAGCGAAATATTCGAGCGTTGACGTTGAAATGTGTATAGCGTTGAAATCCTACACAGAAACTGCTGAATTATGGTATGTGTTAGAAACAAAAGATAGTATTGATTACGTGGATTTTCAAGCAAAAGCAAAATTTAGATGTTCGGTTTTGTCCCCAAAGAATAATAAACTTTACCCCGTTTTTGACGAGTTTGGGGACATGATAGCGTTCGGTAGGGAATATGTAAGAAAGGTTAATAGCTTGGAGGTTACGCATTTTGATATTTACACGGAAAGTTTGATTTATAAGTTTGTGCAAAACAAACAGGAATTAACGTTAATTTCAGAAATTCCGAACCTGCTTGAAAAAATTCCGATTGTTTATATTAATCAGGAACAAACCGAATTTAAGGATGTTGAATACTCGATTAGACGTTTGGAGTACTTACTTTCTAATTTTGCTGATTGCAATGATTACCATGCTTCGCCTTCCGTAGTAGTTAAGGGCGATCTAGTAAGTATCGGGAAAAAGGGCGAACAATCGAATATCATTCAAATTGGTGAAAATGCGGAGGTAAATTATCTTTCTTGGAATCAAGCTAGTGAATCGGTAAAATTAGAAATTGAGACTCATTTTAAGATTATCAACACCTTTACCCAAACGTCCGACGTTTCTTTTGATTCGGTAAAAGGTATCGGCAATGTCACGGGAATAGCCCTAAAACTGCTATTTACCGATTCTCACTTAAAGGTAGTTTTAGATAGGTCTTTAATTTATAATTCGTGGTTTGAGCGGAGAGCTTCTATTGTTAAGGCGTTACTGAGTAAAATTTCTCAAAAAGCTGATTACTTGAAACTAAAACCATCCTTTGAAATGCGTCCGTTTATGATAGATGATGAAATGGGACATATTGAGAAATTAACAACTGCCACGGGTGGAAAACAAATCATGTCAACACTGACCGCTATCAAGGATTTAGGGAAAACCGATAATCCAGAAGCGGAACTATTAAGAATTGAGGAGGAAAGTAGTATTCCTATTGCAATGTAAAACAAAAACCCCTGTTAGTTTGTGGCTAACAGGGGTTTTTGTTATAAAAGAAAATTGCTTGCCTCTTCTTCGTCTTTAAACTCGTAAAGATGTATAATTACTGCCCTTAGAAGGTTTAGGGCTGGATGGTGAAAGTTAACGCCCTCTATTATTTCTTTTCTATTAAGGCTTTTTATCTTTACCGTTGCCTCGACTACTGCATTTTCTATTTGTAGTGTTACATTAAAATACCTCATAATAAATTAGTTAAAAGTTAAACCTATTTTTGCTCAAAGTCTTTACAATCTTCCCAAGGGTCTTTTTTGACAGTATCAATAATATCCCCTTCCTCCCAGTGTCCTTTCTTACAATATGGTATTGATGCATATTGAGGGTATTCGTCTGACCCAGTTCTGTATATCCCTAATAGCTTGCAATTATCGCATTTCCCTTTTTCAATTTGGATTTTTATTTTCTGTTTTTCCATTTGATTGTTCGGTTAAGTATCTTAATTTTAATCTATTGCAAGTTATTCCATGACCCATGCAGTCACTAGAAAATTTACTCCAAGACGATTCCATCTTTTCAAGTTCTTCACTTATGGATTTGATAGCATTTTCGATCGACCCGTATTTTTTAACGTCACTTTCACAACGTTCTTTAATTCGGTACTTTTCTTCTTGTTGAGTCATTTAATTGTTAGTTAAATGTCCAGTTTTTACACTAAAAAACTGGACAAATGATATTGAAAAATTGATTGTAACTAATTGATTTATTTACCAATAATCCCCAAAATATCAGAATCACGTGATACAATCCCCTGCATCCAATCCAATGCCAAAGAAGCAATAGCCCTTGACCGCTCGGAGTTACCCTTAATGATTATTGGCTCATGGTCTTCACTTTCCGACAAAAGGCACTCTTTGAACAAAACAAAGCCCTCTTTTACGGTTTCGGGTGCATCCTGATTTCTTGCTAATCTCAAATCAATTAGCGTGATCAGGTTTTTAATATGTGCCTGTGATTTCATTCTTAAAATATTTAGCGTTTAAAATATCTAATTCCTTAAAATACCCTTCTTGTCTTTCTTCTTCCATCTCGTTAAGCAAAAAGGAGATTTTGACAGACTGCTCGTAAATCCTGATAGTTCCATCTACCTGTTCATTAATGTACTGAGAACTCATATCAACGTCGGGAACTTCCAGAACACCCTCAGACGTTTCAATTGTTTTCGGGTTTTCATACTTAGTACCTTTTTGGGCGTGAAGCCTATAAAACTTATTCATAGACTTTTCGGACTCACGAGACATATTTTTCAAAGCCGCCTTAAATTCCTGCTTGAAAATGTCACTATTCTGGTTTACTTGATCGGCTACCAAAATAAGTTGCTGAGTAGTGGATAACAACATAATTAAATCTTGCTCGAATCTATCTCTATACTCTTTATCAGCGACTCCACGCATCCACTTTTGAACCTCAGTGAAAAAGGTTTTCCCGTACCTTGCCACCGATGCCGTATCGTTTCGGCTTTTTACGATTTTGTCTAAGAGATTTAAACAGACTCCCGAATCTCTTCTTAATGTTTGGATTGTTACTACGTCTTGGTTTTGATTACTCATTGTTTTGATTGTTAAAAGTTGAAAATTTGTAACTAAAAAGGGTGAAATTTGTTACAGGTTAAAGCCTTCTGTTAAAAAATTTATCGTCAACATCCTTGTTTATTCGTTTCTTCCATCTTTCGTGAGTGGAAGATGTTACTTTTAATTCTGGATAGTCGAAATAGCATTTTTTATTTACACTTTGTGCTATTAATGGATTGGAGATTTTGCTTGCTTCGTAATCTTTTCTTGCTTGTTGGTATATTTTTAAAACATAGTAATACCTATCACAAGGTATCATGTTTTTATTCTTAATTCTCACCAAAACGTTTAATAGCAAACTTGCACGATCTAATTTCTCTTTAAGACTTCCGTTTTTCATGAAAATTTGGAATTAATTTATACTTATCACAATTACAAATACTACACATTTTATCTTTATCAGCTAAGAAGCAGTATTTTAAATCCACCTCTGCGTAAACTAGCTTATTTGTCGTATCTTGCCAATCCCTAAATGCCTGCCTAATCCCTGCGTCCATAAAATCTATGTGAGGGTATTTATTCTCAATGGATTTCTTTTTCAATTTAAGCCGTCTAATTTTTAGCTTAAATTTCCTTACCTGTTCCCTATTTTTTAGGTCTTTCATTTTACATATCTAACCTCCGTTATTTTTGTTAAAGTTCCATCGTTACAAGTACTACACTCAGACTTTACTATACGACTAACAATCCCATCGCTTTCGTAATGGTACCCGCTTTCTATCTTATCAACCACGCAGGTACCCTTACAATCTGGACAAATAACTTTGCCCTTACCCTCAGAAAGCAATTTATCTAATTTTAGGGCTAAATCTTTGTCTTCAAATACATATCCCCCTACTTTGTATTTTTCTGAAATTATAGTTTCCATGATTAATTATTAAGTCCAAATTTTGAGTACATAATATAAATAGCATCCCTACAATCATCATTCATTCGAGCGTCCAAAATTGAACGAGAAAATAACTGCCTTCCTGTTGGTGTCCAAGTGCCATTAACTTTCCATCCTTTCGGCTTAGATAGTGGTTTTAACTCTTCAACGTCAAAACCGTAAGCCTTGAATAATTGAACGATTGCCATACCTATTCCTTGGTTTCTGCCTGTATCTAGTGATTGACTTGCGTAATACTCTTTGGATTTTCCTGTATTGTTCGTTCTCCAATTGGATTTATTTACTAACCAAGATGATTCTATAACTACATTAACCGTGTATTCTTTGGCTTGTAGTTCTTTGAGTTCGTGGATAATACCTAAAAGTCCCCTAATGTCTGCTGAACCGAAAACTAAAGGCTCGTTTTGAACCTTTAGGCAAAACCCCGACTTTTTAACGTCGGGGTCTATTGTTAGGATGGCTTTTAGCAATGTTGTACAGGATTTTTGAGTGAGAAGTTGTCGTAACACATTCCATTTGTGTTCATAAATCTTTTCCCATCAACACACTCAAACATAGAGTACCTATATCCGTCATCTGCATCATCGTCATTATCCCAAAACCAACCCCAACTGCCTTTTTTAGTAGGTCGAACCTGACTAAAACCAGCCTCGTGAATACTAAAAGGCGTAAAGGAGATATTTTTTTCTTCATGAATTTCTTCAATACCGTTTACTATTTCTACGGCAATGAATGAATTTGATTTAATAGCCCCTACGACTCCTTGGGTAGATACGCCCAATTCTCCTTGATTGGAGTATGATAAAACGTGAACCGTGTCGCCTTCTTGGAAGATTGATTTGTTTTCAATCTGGTCTTGTTGGTTTTCTGTTGTAATCCCACCTGCCGTAATTCTACCTGACTTAAATATATTAGCATAATCAGGTGGCGAACAATCAAAGAATTTAGGCTTTTCCATTTCTTCAAAAAAGCCTTTGATTCTATTGTAATCTCTTAGGCTTAATTCTTTTGCAAGATAAGACGAAATATAATTAACTAGGCTTAATCTTTCCTCCGCAAAGTCCTCTGAAAAATCAATTTCACGAAGGGAGTTTTGCCAGTTTGTTATCGGAACAGTAAGTACATCGACAGTATATACGTTGTCTAGCTTTGGATTAAAATCTTCTATTCTCCAGCAATCCCCTGCAATTGAAGGCATTCGAGTATGAATTCTAGCATGACCATCTTTATCAATTGCCCAATATGCAAAACCTTTTAACACCTCACTAGCTTTAATCTTTTCCATTTGATTTATTTTTAAAGTTTAACTTCCACAAATCTACTATAACAAATTTTAACAATCAAGATAAATTTTAATTATTTTAAAATCCAACTTTTACGGTATCCAAGCCCTTGTTTGTTGCGTAATTCACATC